GTTTATTTTTATATTCTTCATGAATTTTATACATATGTGTTTTAAATTGAAATTCATAATCTTTTAACATTTTTTCTTTTCTAATAAAACAACTGATATAATTTAAAAATAAATCATTTGTATAATTATACATTTGATTTTTAAAATTATTAAATTCAAATTTATGTTCAGGATAATATTGTAAATATTCTTTAACTTTATTTTCTTTCTTTAAACATAAATAATTATATTGTAATTTTGGTTGATTTCCACGTAATTTTCTAACATATTCATAATTATTATTTCTAATTTTACTACGAGTACCATCTTCATTAAAAATCATAGAACCAACACAATAATATGGAACATTTGAATTATAATGATTATTAATATCATCATATGAAGTAATAAAATACTTATATAATACAATTACTCCTGTATTTAAAAAAATATATGGAGGCGTATTTGCAAAATTTGTTGTATTAATTTCAATAATTTTATAAATATTATTAGTTGTTTCTGTAATTTCATATATTTTAACTAAAAATAATTTTGGTAAATCTATAGGTGTAACAATTCTATTATTAGGATGTTGCATTACAAAAGTATATTTATACAATTGAGGTAAACTATTAATATTAAAATTGTTTGCATTACATGCTTCAAAAAACATACTTCTAAAAGTGTGATTATTATTATCATAAAAATATGAATTTCCACCAACTAATGATTTTGTAGAAATTTCCCAAGAATTATTAGTAGTATCAAAAAATAAATTTATCATAGTACCATCAATAAAATCTTCTGTCCAACATTTATTAATATCCGTATATTTATCTTTAAATACATTGATGTCAATAGATTTAGGAGGACTAAATACAAGTAATTTATCATTTTTTAAAATAACAGATCTAAACTTACCTAATTCTATAAATTTATTTATATCATTTTTTTTATAATGTTGTAATCGTTCTTTATTATATTTAATAATTTTATAATCAACATTATTATATGTATAATTTTTAATAGTATAATCATTATTATCGAAATTATAAATATTTTTTACATCAAAATTATATGTAATATTAGTATTCATCTACTATTAAAATAAATAAAATTATCTTTAATTTAGTTTAATATATTTTTTAAATATATTTATAATAAATTTATTATAAATATAGTATAAATATATTATAATGAATAGCAATAAAATTAATTTACAATTGGGTGATATTATAGAAATAGATTCTCCTTCTAATGATTTTTATGATAAAAAAATATTTTTTATTAATTATATTGATAATAAAAAAATAAATTTAATTTCAGAAAATATAGAAACAACATTATTAATAGATGATGATGGAAATTTTTTAGAAGAATCTATCGATAATTTTATTTTATTATATAGAAATAAATTTCCAGGTTATATAGAACAAAATAATTTAAAAATAAATCAGAAAATTTCAATTTATTTTAGCGGAGAAAAACCATTTATTATAAATGGCATCATAACAAATATTGAAGAAGATATGTTAGAATTAACCATAGAAGATAGTGAAGAAATCATATATATAGATTTTGCATATTCTGGAATACCTGAACATTTAAACATTGAAAAAATTATAGTACGTAATGAAAAAATTTCATTAGAAAAAGAAAAGGAAAAAGAATCAGAAGAAAAAGATATTAATGATTTGAATGAAGAATCTATTAATAAAAGTATTAATGATTTAGAACTAAATGATGATGATTTTGATATTATTCATTTAAATGAAAAAAAATATGTAATAATGGATGAATTAGATTTGGAAGAAGAATTAGATGAAATTTATTATAGTATAAATGTTTCTGATGATGAAAAAAGATATTCATTAGATGAGCAAATTAATGATTATTTAAATTATAATATAGGATTAATTAAACCAGAAAATTTAAATCAAGAAAAAATAGAACATATTAACAAAGAAATTACCAGATATATTGAATTGAGAGAGTTATATTCAGACTATGATGAAAATAGATATGTAAAATTACCTACATTAAAAAATGAATTTAATAAACCATTAAAAGAAACAATATTAAATTTAAATAAAAAAATTTACTGGTTACTTCCTGTAATATCTAACAAAAAACATGTATTTATTAATTCTGAAGAATATTCTGATAATTATGATGATTTTATATTAAATAATAATTTTAATATGTTTTTAAAAAATTTGGATAATTTAATAGAGTCTTGGAGAAAAAATAATTCAAAAGAAAAATTCAATGATTATAAAAAATATATAAATGACTTATATGAAATGTTTGATTCTAATATTTTAAAATATGAAAATTATAGCGAAATTAATAATAATAATATGGATGTGATTAATGATACTTATGATAATTTTTATAGTTATTGTGTAAATAAAGGTAATATAAATAAAGAAAAATTTGTAATGGATGTATACAATCAAGGTATAAAAATGTTGGAAATGGATATTATAAATGGAAAAAAAACATTAAATCCTAAAAAACTGACAGAAAATGATAAAATAAAAATAATATCATTTATTACATTACCATTACCTATGTTTTCATTCTCTCAAATTAATAATAGCTATACAAATATTTTTGATAAATCTATTTTGGATAAAGTTTTTATAAATTATAATAAAATATTTGATTCAAATGTAAATAAATATATATTTAATCAAGAAAATATAGAATTATTTAAAAATAGTGATAAAAATATACATGATAATAATATTTTTAAAAGTGTTAATTCTTTTGAATTAGTAAATAAATTAGATGATGAAGACACAAATTATAATAATAACTTAGATGATTTATTAGAATCATTTATTCCTTCAAATAATGTATTTATAAGAACCATTTTTGAAAATTATAAAATATATAATTTATCAGATTTATTAAAATATTTACAATGTGCAAACATAGATTATTACAATATTCATAGTAATAATTTTGATATTATTAGAAAAGAATTAAATACAAATTCAAATAAATTTAAATTAGATTTAATATCTCATATACAAGAAATAAAAACAAATATAGATAATATTAATAAAAATTTAAAGTCAAGTAATAACAATTATACATTTTCGTTATTAAATAAAGAATTAAAAAATGAATTACTAAATGCATACAAAATTGATGAAAAAATTATAAATAATAATGAAGAATTTATGAATAAAATAATAAATATTGATAATGGTAATTTTTTTTATACAAGTATAAATAAATCTATTATTGATTTAATTGTATCTAATTTATTAGATAATTTTATAAAACATCAAAAAAAATTAGAAAAAAATAATATTGAATTGGAAAAAGAAAATACTTGTGAAAAATTTATACTATCAAAAAAATATAATAACATAGAAGATATAGAAGCAGATAATAATAAATTAATTTTTTATGATGCCAAATTTGATAAAACTTTATACAGTTTTATTAATGATTATGAAAATGAAAGAAAAACTATGGATGCAGAAACATTTAAAACATTTTTAAAAAAAGAAATTATTGAAAAATTAAATTTAACAGAAGAAAAAGCAGAAAGAGAAACAAAATCTATTATTCAAGAAAAAAGAGAAATAATAAATGGAGATTATGCTTTATTAATTAATAAAGAAGATAATAAAAATTATATTTATATTAGAGATGAAGATATATGGAAATTAGATGAAAAATTTAAAGATAATTTTTATATTGATTCTAATAAGATATTTTGTGATACAAATCAAAAATGTTTAAGTGTTAATGATAAATGTGAAAATATTGATATAATAAAAAATAAATTAGATAAAAACAATATAGATGAATTATTAAAATCTTTTGATTTAAAATATAATATTAGCATAGAAGAATTAAAAGGTAAAATAAATGATGAATATGAAAATTCAAAATCAATGTTAAATAAAATACATAATATTAATAAAGAATTTGATGAAAATGTTAATAATTTATTATTAAAATTCAATAAGGTTAATAGTGATAGTTTTCTAAAATCACCCAATGAATCGTTAAGAGATAGAATATTGGCTTATCCAGATATTATAAAAAAAAACTATTATATTAGAATATTTGCAAAAAATTGTTTAAGATATGCGAACAATGAAGAGAATATTCATTGGTTATATTGTAAAAAAATAAATATTAAAATTTTACCATTATTTTTATTAAAGTTAGCAAATGTATTTGATAATAAGGCTCAATATTTAATAGAATTAGATACAATATGTTCAGAACAGGGTACTATTAGTGATGATAATAGTTATTGGGTTGATAAACACAGTGGTTATATTATAAAAAGAATAGAATTTAATAATGATGAAGGTTATGATGAAAGTGGTTATAAATTAAATACTAAAGAAATTTTAGAAACAGATTATGCTTTAAATATAGAAAGTAAATATTTATCAGAAGAAACAAAAATGATAAATAATATAATAAAAACACTTGGTCAAATGTTAGGAATAAATATTTTAAATTTTAAAGAGGAAATAAATTATAATGTTTTAAAATTATTAAAAAAAAAAATACCAGATAAAAAAAGTTACGAAGAAAAAATAGAAAAATTAAAAAAGAAAGATCCAAAAGCAAAAAACTTACCAAATTATGAAGATGCATACAACAATATTTTATTATTACTTACTGTATCTTTTATTATTATATATATTCAAAGTAATATTCCATCATTTACAACAAAAAAAACATTTCCTGGGTGTATTAAATCATTCTCTGGTTTCCCATTATCAGGTGAAGAAGATAAAACATTTATTACATATATTGCTTGTATAATTAATAAAATAAAAAGTAGTATAAAACCATGGAATACTATATTAAAGGTTTCAGAAAATAATATTATACGAAAATTAGAATCATTACTAAAAGATGATATTTTAAAAGATGATAAAATTAATAAAATTTTAAATAATAAAAAACTATATTTACTTGAAAATCCAGAAACTGAATTTTTTGAAGAAAACTTTATAAACTCTTTATATAATTTTATGCCACCATTAATAGATTTTAAAATAAAATCATCAGATATAACTCCACTGCCTTCAAATTTTGGAGAAATAATGATTGAAAATTTTAAGAAAAAAAATAATAATAACTATATTGATATTTTAAATGGAAAAATAATATTCATTGCAAATGAAATTATAGAAAAAATTCAAAAT